TTGGTTAAAAAATAGTTAGCGTTCACTACACGCAAGGTATTTAAAAGTGAAGGAGGTACTCCCATTATAATATAAAGAAGCTCCTAAACTTCCCTGCCATTTGTAAACAGTTTTCTTGAATAGTATGTAAATCTATTCTCATTTGACCATCAGAAGTGTTTGCAAGGTTAGCAGCTATAGATGCTTTTAATAACCAAGCTTGTTTTGCAGCTGCTCTAACATCATAAACTTCTTGTGTGATAAAACCATTATCTTGAAAAGTCAAACCATAAAAGTTTGGTGGAGTACCTACATAATTAAAAAAGGATTGACCAACTGCATAACCTATAGAAGGAAATGCTGGTTCTGAGGTAGTTGATGTTCCTGCTACAATGCATTGATAAACTCTACCGTTAGGAATTGTAGGTACTATCATTTGTCCAACAACATAAGGAGTATTAGGTAGCCAAGTAGTAAATTTCTTATGTTGATCAATAAGATTGCCTAATTGATTATTTGAAAGTTCAGGATACAAAGTCGCTGAACACATATCACTTAATTGCTGTATTGCTTGTAATCTAGATAGAGGCATACTTTTAATTCCTTGGATGTTCTATATTTATTTTACGACATTGATTAGATTTTTAAATGAGACCAAGATTTACCTATTTTTATAGCAGTTATAGTAGAAGAATCTACTCCATATTTTATTGATAATATTTTATTTAATCCTCTATATGGATTTTGTAATTCAATTTTAATTTCTTTTACTTGTTGTGATGTAAGTTTTTGACCATTTTGTGAAAAATCATAACTTCTATCAATACTATTTGAAGAGCTTGTATCTTGACGTAGATGATTTGGATTTACACAAGCTTTATTATTGCAACAATGACATATCTCAAGTTTTGGATTTAAAGAACCAACAAAAGTCTCATATGAAAATCTGTGAGAATATAAATCTTTTTTATTTAGTTTAAATCTTGGATAACCAGAATTAAAAAAACTTCCTATCCATAACCAACAACCAGTTTCTGAATCAATTTCATATTTACGATGAAATCTTATTAACGGGTCTTCTTTTTTAGGCATAGGTCATTATATCATCAGGCATAAAAAAAGGAGAGGATTTCTCCCCTCCTTCTTTATAATCCTCCCCAGGATTAGTTGTTAGCAACAAGTACTGCAACAGATCCACAAACAGATGCTGTTGGAAGATCGTGATATTTAAATCCAAATCTTTCAGTAGCTCTGAAGTAAAGGGAATCACTAATGAATCCAATCTGATCAGATACTTGAATTCTAAGATCACGTCTTGAACCCATAATAGCTCCAGTACTCATATTACCAAACAATGCAAGAGCAGTGTCAGCAGCAGGAGTTGGATCTTGTGAAAGAACCTGAGTATAGATGACAGGATAACCGAACAATGTTGGGTTAGGTCCTGGAGCTGCAGTAAGATCAAAGAAACCGTTACCACTAAGAGCATCAAGGTCATTACAAACAACCTGTTGGAAGAATGCACGGTTCATATAGAACGCACACTGACCTGGACGGTCTGCATACTCAGGAATAGCAGCAGTAAGTTTACGAAGGTCAGCAAGAGTTGTTGCGTTCCAACCACCAGTTACGTCAGCACCTGTGTAAATCCAACCTGCGTTAGCACCACCGTTAACAGCTGCAATCTGTGGAACAACACCAGTAATACCACCATAAGTTGAAGTACCATCACCTAAGAATGTTGCTAAATCTTCATTATATGCCATTACATATGCCATATCTTCTGCAAGAGCTGCTCCAACATCAACAATGGAGTCTTCATTCAACTCTGAAGATACCTGTGTAAGGATTGCAAGTTTCTTTGCAAGAATTTGAACATTAGAGAAGGTAATTTGTGATGCAGTAATGTTGGTGTTTTCAGCTACCCAGTATGCAGTAGTAGATGCACTGTTTTTAGGTACATTTAAGTTATCAGAACTCATACCCATAACACGAGCATTTTGTCTCATAACACCATACTTATCACGAAGGAAGATAATTTCACGAGCAAGAATCTGTGGAACTAAATATCCACCGTCTGCATCAGTAGTTTCATTCTGACCTTTAGTGTAATAGCCATTCTCAACTAACCACTGATGAGCTTTCTTGTCATTACGACCAACCATTTTAGCCATCTGACCAAAAGCATAACCCATCTTTTCTTTGTCAGCTCTTGTCTCAGGAGAGAATCCTTTAACGTTTTTGTAGGATGAAGATCCTGGAATAATTATATCAGACACTTTTTTTACCTCAGTATTCGCAGTAGGAATTTCAGAAATAGCTTTAAGCATACTAGCTTTCTTAACTAATTCTTCATTCTCAGAGATCATTTTTTGAGCAACTTCGATATCACTATCTTCTTGCTCCAATATTTCAGTAGCCTTGATAGCATTTTCACTAATCTTGGCTTGGATTTCTTCAAGATTCATTTCTTTTCCTTTTATATCTGTGTACTTTAGATATGGAATGATTTAGCCTTTTCGAGTAAGCTTTTTCTCAATTCAGCTTCTTCATCATTTGTTTTTATTTGTGGTTCTTGAGATGGTTCAACATCACGCTGAACATTCCAAACCAGATTTGCCAATCTTTTAGATTGACTTCGTGAAATATTTCCAGCATCACGCAGGATTTTCTCCACTTCTTTTATAGATGAAGGCTTAATGTTCTTCATAGCTTCATCCATCATCATTACAGATTCATCAACCATCATTTTGTCGATGCTATCCATTTTCATTTTGTTAAACAAATCTAATGCTAACATATGGAATTTCATAAGAATAGCATCTGCATCTTCTGCAGTACCATATTCTAATACACTTACCATAGCATATTTAAGTTTCATTAACAAACATTTCATACCATACTTGAAAACATCAAGGTTAGAGTCTTCAAATACAGTTTCAGCAATCATAGAAGGACTAGAACCAACAGCGATAGTACCTTCGACCATATCATCAATATCGTCGTATTCGTCATCGTAGCCTTCATTCTTCATAGTGTTCATTTTGTCGAACATCATTCCCATATAGGCATCATATTCTTTTTTATCCATACGAGATAATTCTTCTCTAGTGTAAGGAATGAATCTACCCATCTCATCATAGTATCTTTTTACTGATGCCATATTTCTACTCTCCGCTGGTTGTGGTGTTAATGACGCTTCTGCAAGATTCCATCTTTTAATCTGATAAGATTTACCCATAGGTTCTCTATCAACCATATGACTTGCAGCACCTGAGGAAAAACCTAATTTACCTTTTTTAGCAAGTTCATAAATCATTTTGGCATATTCATCAGCCATATCTAATTGAGCTTCATACCAAAGACCATTATCAGTCATTTTGATAGTTCCATAGCCAATCTTTTTAGTTTTGACTACTGGATCCATACCGTGATTGTAATATAAACCTAACTTGTGAGAAGATCCATCAAGAAATTCCATACCAAAGTCAGTGCTCTTGGTAAAATAATCACGCTCCAAGTCAGTATCTGAAGGACTCCCAAAACGAACAAGATAGCCTTCAACCATTCCACGACCTGTAGCTTTAATATTAGAACCTTGAAATACTTTAACACTTTTGATAGGATCTGGAATAACACGCAATGCATCTGCTCTGTGGATAACAGTTTGTTCTGTAAGGATATCATTTCCTTCTGAATCTCTTTGTACTAGTTTAATAACATAGACAGGATCATCTTCTGTACCAGTTAAAGTGTAATCAGATATGTTACTATTTACTTCACCATCTTTTCTAATATCGACGACTTTACCTTGAGCTTTACCGCCACTGGCGTTCCACTCAACGTAATCATTCATTTTTAAATCTTCTGGTTTTGCTTTAAGATTGAACATAAAATTATCCTTGTAACAGTATCTTATAAATTATTTTACGATAAATTAGATAAATTAAAACTATTACCCATTTAAGGTTATATCTAAATGCTCTAAAATTCTTTCATCTCTTTCACCAGATAATATTTTTTTAGCAAATACTGCTCTACATTTGGTAGTAGTGTGATCCATCTTTTCTTGGATATATTTATCTTTCCATAATTGACATTCTTTTTTTAAATCTTTTATTTCTTCTCGTAAAATGTAATTATCAAGTAAAACACTTTTGTAGCAATCATAATTAATATCTGTCATTTAATAACCTTTTGATTTTTACTAAGTTGTTTTTATCGTAAAAACATTCATAACAAAGAGGAACCATCTCTTCGCTTATATGAACATTAACATCAAATTTACTAGGATCTAACTTCTTACAAATATCTTTCACAAGAAAAAAGGTAGGAACAAAAGATAAATCTAAGAATCTTTTAAACAAGAATGTCTTTTTGTATTGATTCATACAATTTTGACAACCGTGATCCTTATCAAAAGCAAGTACTATATCAAACATTAAGCTACAACGTATCCATTCTCTAATGCAAATTTCTTTTGTTCACCTGATTTTAAGGTTTGAAACAATACTAATTTTTCCAACATCATTCTGCAAAGCTTTTCAATACTCCTTTGCGATGTTCTTTCTAGTTGTGTTTCTACTTCAAAATTTATCTTGTATTTAACTTTGCCAATATCAATAGTATAGTCAGCAGTTAAATGTACTTTGTTTTCAAGACGATTTAAGGTGAACTCAAGGTTGGAAAAACCAGCTACCTTCAAGTCTGTTCTTGTAATATATTTCTTATTTAGCATTGTTCATTCCCTTTTTGTAAATATCTATAGCTGTTAATATAATATTCATTTCTTTTTCGCCAAGTGCTCTAAAGATATTAACCCAAGATAGGATATGTTCTTGTTCTGTCATAAGTACCAATGCTCCATTTCACTAAAAACCCACTCCATATATTGTCTATCGTAATCGTCTATAGAATAATCTAACTCTACCTTTACATAGTTGGTTTTGTCAAAATCTTTACCGTAATGATTTAGAACAAAATGATCACCTGTTTTGCCTATACCAACAACAAAGTTATCGAATATCCACAACATTTCATCTTTGCAACATTTATCAACTTCTTCGTAGTTGAACCTATACTTCTCTTTCACTGTTAACCTCACAAAGATATTATACACCGTTTAGGTTATATTGTCAATGTGAGATTTTCCACTTGCATACTACCTTAAAGGTGATAATATATAGGAGTAAGAAGGAAATAGATAATGATAAGAGTAAATGGTTATAGTTTAGACAATCCAAAAAGATTGCCAAAGAATATTGATAGTGAGTATTTAGACGAACTGTATCTTGCAATGGTCAAGAATAATTTAGAAATAAAAGATGTTTGGAAGGTTGAAGATAATGGTAAGATGAATGCTAAGTATATAATATTTAGCAAATATGATCCAGATTTCAACAATGATGGAACAAGATTTATATATAGTTTTTTTGGATATTTTCCAAAGTAATAAAAAAGGGGAGCATTTGCTCCCCTTTTTTATTAGTCTTTCATTATCTTTTGACGTTCACGTTTATCAATAACAAAAATTGTAAGGTCTCTAAGTTTTTCAAGGTCAGATGTACTCATAAAGTTTAAGTTGTCAGCGATCTGATTTAAAATTTGAGCTTCACCAAAAGGTATTTTTACTTCTGGAATATTAGTTTTTTTCTTTAATAACTTGCTTAGCCAGCTCATATTTATCGATCCTTCATTATCTTATCACGTTCTCTTTTAGACCATTCATATCCAGCATCGCCAGACCACAGGCTCCAGGCAATACGTCCATTGCTAGGATATCCTTGTTCCCCAGGAGAGAAACCTTCAGCTTTTTTATCTACTTCGTGTCTAGAGAAAAATGCATACATATCAAGAACGTCTTCTTCTGATAGTTTTTCACTTGCTGATATTTGTTTAGCTCTTGCTATACCAACTTCAGTACCACCACGTCCAAACTCTTCTCTCCAAGCTAAACCTCTTCTAACTTCATCTTTCATAGCATTTGTAGCATAGAATTTGAAACTTTTAACATCTCCCATAGGATTTACTGGTTGTGTTGGAATAACAGTAGGAGTGCCTTCAGGATGATAAACCATTTCATCAGTAGGATCTGTTTCAAATCCTATAAGTCTTTTAGCAGTGGCACGATCTATAATTCCTGCCTTGTAAAGTACTTCTGATCTTTTAATTAATGAATCTTGATCTTCTTGCAATGCTAAGATTTTATGCAAATCGAATTTGAAGAAATCACCATCTTTTGTTTCTGGAAACTCAGGTAACAAAGATTGAGTAATACTTTCAGCAAATACAGTTAGTAGTGGAATAACACCTTGATTCCAGGCTGATTGTTCTGCTTCTTGAAGATTGTTATATGTAGAGTTTTGTAATCCAGCAGAAAGATTTAATACAAGGCAGTTTAATCCAAGACTTGCTGTAATACGTTCTTCAGGTGTATGTCTAATAACATCAAGAGCCATATCTGCAGGAGAGAATGATACTTTTTCTACCTTAAAAGGACTTGACATAACAGCAATAGATCCACTGTTATCTCCTGTAAATGAATCTTCTAAACGTTTCTTCATAGTACGAAGATCATCATCATTTACATCTACAATATCGTTGTTTACATCTGGACTAACAAGAAGTGATGGAAGACCACTGTTTTTCATCAAACCATATGCAGTTGAAGAAGCTTGGTTATCTGTTGCTATTTCTCTAAGTGTAGACATTAGAGGAGATCTACCAATACGATAATCTAAAGGATCTCTGCCATATGCAATATGGATAATGTCATCTAATGAAATGTCATAAGGAATACCATCATTTACATATCTCCATTTTGTTAATGCAGTAGTGCCATCACCAAATGGTTGCATACTTTGAGCTGGTAAATATTGAAGACCGATAACAGGTCCTTTAGTAGATGATCTAATCTTTCTAATATAACAGTTTCCATAAAGTTTGTAATCAATTATAAGATTAGACCAGAATCTTGTTGGAGCTAAGCCATATTGAGGATTAGCAAGAAGAGCAAGCATTGAATGATCTGGTATTTTTTCATATTCATCATCTTTTTCTGATAATTGAAATACCATAGGAACAGCTTGACTGAATGCTCTGATATAATAGTCCATAGATATTGCTACTATGGAGTTGAGCATCAGATCTTGGGTTACAGCTGTCCAGTCTTTTAAACTACCAGGTAATCTTCTTGATAAATAAGCATAAAGATCTTGAGAACCAATACCAGTAAGGTAACCTTGTGTCCTCATCGTAGTTTGAAGAGGTAATAAAGTAGTTGGATTACTGGTTACTTTAGTTTCTGGTTTACGACCGAACAAGTTTGAGAAAATCCCCATAGTATTTAAATTCCTTGATGTATTCTAATTTTATTTTACGAGATATGAATATGAGTCCAATTTATTCCACATTTGATATTAGAAATAGTTCTTGGATCAACTCCATATTCTTTAGAGATTTTTAAACAATCACCATATTTAAAATTTTGTAATCTTTTTTTTATTTCTATTACTTCATTTTCTTTTAAAATATGTCTTCCACATAATTCGCCAATAGGTTTATGATTTCTGTTTTTGTTTTTACAATCAATCATATTATCTTTTTGAGTTCCTAAAAATAAATGATTTGGATTACAACAAGCTGGATTATCACATTTGTGTAAGACATATAAATCATTAATTTGACCTACATAATATTCATATGCAAATCTATGAGCGTGAACCCATTTGCATCTTGTTATTGAAAACTTACCATATCCTTGCTTATTTTTTGAAGCTATCCATTGCCAGCACCCAGTTTCAGAATCAACAATATATTTTTCATTGAACCTTAATATTGGTTCAGTAGCTTTATATCCACGTTTTGCCATTTACACTGCGAACCATTTCTTTCGTTTGAATAAAACAAGATTATTAAAACCAGATGATAGAGCATCAATTTGGTCATCATTACGAGATGATGGAAAAGCTCTCATTTCAGATATTAAATCATAGTTCCATATGTTTTTCAACATAGAAACATTACCATTATTTATCTGAACGCTTAATGCAGTAGCTCTTTCTTCTTTACTTTTAGTTGGTCTTTCAAAAGTAACATTATATCCAGCTAATAATTTTGTCCAGTAAAATGTCATACTCTTACCCGCAGCTGGATCGTTAGGAAGTATTATTGGAACGTCATTGCCATCATTTATTGCTGTTTGTAAAATCTTTTCATCACGTTCTTTAGTTCCAATCTGAGCTCTCCAAAGATCTAAAATCCAGTAATGATCATTTTGATCAACACCTAATAAAACTGAAGCTGTATAGTCTCCTCTTCCTTCAGA